CAGAAGATTGCACAGGCGTTGGAGGCGGCTCCTGACTATCGTATGGGCCATCGTCCAATGACTGTAGAAGGCGGCGCGGCGCGATTGGACAACGCATACGAAGCGTTTGGGGAGGACATTTACGGGCCAAATGCACTACGCTATTTTGGTGGGTCTGACCCAAGAGAATCCGGCACGGTCGCTGCTCTTAAACGATTAAGAGACAATCCAGACGCCGAAGTAACCATTTATCGCGGTGTTCCGACCGATGCAAAAAGCGGCATTACAAAAGGCGATTGGGTTACGCTTGATAAAAGCGTGGCGCAAGAATTCGCAGAATTGAAGCCGGGGCAAAAAGGCAAGGTATTGGCTATGAAGGTCAAGGCAAAAGATGTAACGACATGGCCCGATTCGTTGCTTGAGTTTGGGTATTACCCCGCAGATTGATGTAAAACAGACAGTTATAGATGGCAAAAGGAAAGAAAACAGGTGGACGGGCGTTAGGTTCGCCCAACAAGGCCACAGCCGCCGCAAGGGAGGCCATCTCTCGTTTCGTAGACGGCAACGCAGACCGCTTGCAGGGTTGGCTCGACGAGATACACCAAGAGAAGGGCGCAGAGGCGGCGTTTAAGTGCTTCAGCGATTTGCTCGAATACCATGTGCCTAAACTCGCACGCCACGAACACAGCGGCCCTGACGGCAGCAAGATTGAGATTGAGGCGACTTGGGGCAAGCCCGAGTGAAGCAGCGGGTAGAACTCCCGTACCGCCCTAGACGGGCCTTCATGCCGTTCCACGACCGCACAAAGCGGTGGGCCTGCCTCGTCGCGCATCGGCGTGCTGGCAAGACTGTCGCAGCGGTTAACGACATCATCCGCGCAGCCTTTATGTACAAGGGGCCAAACGGCCTCTTCGGGTATGTCGCCCCATACCAGAACCAAGCACGCCGCATTGCGTGGGACTACTTCAAGCACTACGCCCAGCCGCTCATCAAAGATGCAAACGAAGCGCAAATGACCCTGACGCTGGTTAACGGCGCGAAGATTAGCCTTTTCGGAAGCGATTCCGCCGATGCGATGAGAGGCTTGGGGTTTAGCGGCCTGTATCTCGATGAGTACGGTGACTTTAAGCCCAGCGTATTTGGCAATGTGTTAAGACCGGCTCTTGCTGACAAAACCGGATGGTGCGTTTTTGCAGGCACTCCGAAGGGACGCAATCAGTTCTACGACATTTACCAGATTGCCCAGCGCATACCGGATGATTGGTTCCTGTTGCGCCTACCTGCCAGCGAGTCAGGGCTGTTACCCCAAAGCGAACTTAACGCAGCGAAAGCCCAACTATCGGAGGACCAATACCTCCAAGAGTTTGAGTGCAGTTTCGAGGCGGCTATCCTCGGCGCGTTTTTCGGCACAGAGATGCGACAGGCAGAGCCGCGCATTAACGAGCGTGTAGTTTTTGAGCCGGGGTATCCGGTACACACCGCATGGGACTTGGGCTACCGCGACGACACCGCAATATGGTGGTATCAGGTGGTGGGCGGCGAGGTGCGCGTCATCGACTTCTACGCAGTCTCTGGTGCAGACATCCGCGCCATTGCAGAGGTAGTCGTTAACAAGGGTTACACCTACGGCAAGCATCACCTGCCGCATGACGCACGGGCGAAGTCGCTTCAAACGGGGCGCAGCATCGTAGAGCAGTTGGCTGACCACCTCGGTATCAACCATTTGTCCGTGGTGCCAAACATCGGCTTGCAGGACGGAATCCAAGCAATTCGTCAAATGTTGCCCCGAACTTGGTTTAATTCCGTAAAATGTGGCGACGGAATAGAGGCTTTACGCCAGTATCAGCGGGAGTATAGTGAAGACACGAAAGCGTTTAGGGCATCACCTCGACACGATTGGACATCACACCCTGCCGACGCTTTCCGTATGTTGGCAGTTGCGTGGAGGGCTGAACCGTCCGCGCAGAGGCCGTTAGAGAGCAAGACCTTGATTGTTGGGCCACAGAATGAGGTCACGCTAAACGACATGTGGCAGGTTCACGAGCGTAGCGTCTCAAGGAGGGCGCGAATATGAGTGGCGTAAATCTTCCGTATCAATACCCCTACGAGACGGTCGCCGTTTCGCAGACCGCGCAGGTGCTTGGCACCAACGGCGCGGCAAACGATTACTTGCATCGCATCGTGGTGACGGTATCAACGGCGCTGACTTCAACCGTCAGCATCATCGACGGCAGCACGACCATCCTTTCCATCCCAGCGAGTACTGCTGTTGGCGTGTATGTCGTGGAACTTGGCCTCAACGCGGCTACCGGCCCGTGGAAGGTCACGACGGGTGCAGGCGCTGCCGTGCTGGCAGTTGGACTGTTCAGCAAATGAACCGTAAGCCCGGACTCTACGCCAACATCCTAGCGAAGCAGGAGCGCATCAAGGCTGGCTCCGGCGAAAGGATGCGAAAGCCCGGAGAGGCTGGTGCGCCGACCGCAAAGGCGTTCCGCGAGTCTGCCAAGACCGCTAAACCAGAGAAAAAGGGTTACTGATGAGCGCAGCGTGGCAGCGTAAGGAAGGCAAGAACCCGAAGGGTGGCCTCAACGCCGCTGGTCGCGCATCGTATAAGCGTGAGACGGGCGGCACCCTCAAGCCCCCGGTGAAGGGCGGCGACAATCCTCGCCGCGCATCGTTCCTCGCACGCATGGGCAACATGGCTGGGCCGATGGAGAAGAACGGCAAGCCGACCCGCCTTGCGCTTGCGCTGCGTGCTTGGGGTGCGTCGAGCAAGGAAGATGCGAAGGCAAAGGCTAGAGCCATCTCTGCGCGAAACAAGAAGGACTGACAGATGGACGAGCGCGTTAGCCAAGAACTTGAGAAGTACCTGCGGGTCATCGGCACCTATGAAAACGAGTTTGCCAAGTGGCAGGCTCGGGTAAAGAAACTCGTCAAGCGTTACCGCGACGACACCAGAGGCTCGGGCGGCAACGAAACCGCCAAGTTCAACATCCTCTGGAGCAATGTCCAAACGCTCATCCCTGCCGTTTACGCCAAACTGCCAAAGGCTGATGTAAGCAGACGCTTCGGCGATAACGACCCCGTTGGGCGTGTCGCTGCACGATTGGTCGAACGCGCCATCGACTTTGAGATTGAGCACTACCCCGATTTCCGCTCGACCATGAAATACGATGTCGAGGACAGGTTCCTCGGCGGTCGCGGCACGGCATGGGTGCGGTACGAGCCGCATGTTGCCCCCATTGGCGTAGAGGATGATGGCGTATCCATCACCTCTGCCATCGAACAGGGCGAGGGCGCACCGCCGCCGCTTGAAGAGATTGAATACGAACGCGCCCCGGTCGATTATGTCCATTGGAAGGACTTTGGACACTCACAGGGCCGGACTTGGGAAGAGGTGGGTCAGGTATGGCGCTGGGTCTATATGACCCGTGAGGCGCTTGTAGAGCGTTTCGGCGAGGAAATGGCGCGTCAGATACCGACCGACCAAGGCCCGGAGACGCTCAACGCCTACCGCGACAGCAAGCGGCAATACAATCTCGCCAAAATCTGCGAACTCTGGGACAAGGAGACGCTGAAGGTCTACTGGTTGTCGAAGGGTATGTCGCACTTTATTGATGTGCGTGACGACCCGCTTAACTTTGAGGGGTTCTTCCCCTGTCCGAAGCCGCTCTACGCCACGACGACTTCGGACAACCTTGTGCCTGTCCCAGACTTCGTGCTGTACCAAGACCAAGCGATGGAGTTGGACATCCTCTCCGACCGCATCGATGGTCTGGTCAAGGCGCTGCGTGTGCGCGGCGTGTACGATGCCAGCCAACCGGCGTTGCAGCGTCTGATGACCGAGGGCGACAACAATGCCCTCATCCCGGTGGACAAATGGGCGGCGTTTAGCGAGAAGGGCGGCTTGAAGGGCAGCGTTGACCTGCTGCCGCTCGACACCATCGCGCAGGCGCTCATCCAATGTTATCAAGCACGCGCTGACATTAAGGGTCAGATATACGAAATCACGGGCATCAGCGACATCATCCGTGGTCAATCTGCGGCCTCGGAGACGGCAACGGCGCAGCAAATCAAGGGTCAGTACGCTGGCCTGCGCCTGCGGTCGATGCAGGAAGATGTGGCGCTCTTCGCAACCGAGGTCATCAGGCTCAAGGCGCAGGTGATGTGTATGCGGTACCAGCCGCAGACCATCCTCGCTTACTCTGCCGCAGAGCAGATGTCGGACGCTGACAAGGCGCTCATCCCGCAGGCGTTGCAACTCATCCGCGACAAACCGTTGCGTAACTTCCGCATCGACATCGCCGCTGACAGTCTTGTGCAGATTGACGAGGTGCAAGAGAAGCAGGACAGGCTCCAGTTCCTGCAAGCCTTCGGCGGTTTCTTGCAGCAGGCGCTGCCGGTCGGTCAAGCCTCGCCGGAACTTGTCCCGGTGATGATGGACTTGCTCAAGTACGGCGTGCAGGCGTTCAAGGCGGCGCGTCCGCTTGAGGGTACGATTGACGCTGCAACGGAGCAGTTGAAGCAAATGGCAGCGCAGCCCCGTGAGAACCCCGCCGCGCAACAGGCGCAGATGGAGGCACAGGCTGAACAGGCCAAGTCGCAGATGCTCATGCAGATTGAGCAGGCCAAGTTGCAGCAATCGGCGCAGGTCGAGGCGCTCAAGGCGCAGAATGACCAGCAACTGGAGCAGATGAAGCAGCAGTTCGAGGCGCAACTTGCACAGCAGAAAATCGCCGCAGAGCAGCAGATGGCGAAGTACAAGGCCGACTTGGACGCTGCCACAAAGGTCATGGTCGCCCGTATCTCGGCTAACCCCGGCCTCGACATCCCCGCTCTGGAGCAGCAGCAAGCCGTCACCGAGCGCGTCATGCAGGATATGGGCGGCGAGGTAAGGCAGGCGATGCAGAACCTCGTGGCGCTTTACGGTCAGATGGCATCGTCCAACGACGAGAACATGAAGGGCGTGCGTACTGCCCTTGCCACGCTGACTGCCCCCAAGCGCATCGTGCGCGGCCCTGATGGGCGTGCGGTGGGCGTGGAGGCGGTGCAGCAAGCCCTTGAACTGGAGCCGCGACTGCAATGATTACGACGACCAAAGGGATGATGGACGAAGCCCTGCTGGATAAGCGCGAGGGCGAGGTCGATAACGACCACGAACATACCCGTTGGGTGGAATATTGGCATGAGGGCGAGTTGGTGCATCGGTCTGTCCATGTCCACCTTAAGGAAGCCCCGGCCCTCTTTGGCGAACTGGAGAAATTCTGATGCCTAACACGCAGGCAATGTGTACCTCGTTTAAGGTCGAAATCCTCGGCGGCGTACACGCCATCGGCACCCCGCCTACCCGTGGTTCGACCGCGAAGGACACCTTCAAGGCGGCGCTTTACCTTGCCAGCGCAACGGTTAACGCTGCCACGACCGCCTATAACGCCTCTGGGGAGGTTTCGGGTGCGGGGTATAGCGCAGGCGGCATCACCGTCTCCAACGCCACAGCGCCTACCTCAACGGGAACCACGGCGTATTGGACACCCTCTGCCTCGCTGACCTATACCGGGGTGACCCTGACCACGGCGTTTGACGCTGTGTTGATATACAACAGCACGCAGGCCGACAAAGCGGTCGCGGTCTACACCTTCGGGTCGCAGACGGTAACGGCTGGTAACTTTATCCTGACCATGCCGACCAACGATGCGTCAACCGCGCTTCTGCGGATTGCGTGATGAGTCGTGGCAAAAGGGCCGTGGAATACAGGTACATGGGATGACGCGCAATGGGACAGCCTCCCGGTCACAAGCGTCACCGGAACCGGCGGCGTTGGTAGCCTCGGCACCCAGCAAAGCGTCACGCTCACGGGCAACGCTGCAACGGGTGCGACGGGAAGCGTCGGAACAAGCCTTGAGACGGGCCTTACGGGTGTCAGCGCCGTTGGAGTCGTTGGAGATGAAACCGATTCGGTCGAGGTTGCCCTTTCCGGTCTGGGAGCATCTGGTCAAACAGGTGTTGTTAACCTTCAAGGAGAGGTTGCACTTGCCGGTGTGGAAGCGACCGGAGCAACCGGCACCCTCACCGCCTCCGTCCAACCCATCATCGTCATCGGCGATTCCCACGAAGGCGATAAAAAGCGCAAGAAGCATTGGGAAGAAGAGCAAGAAAAACGCGAAAAGCGCAAGCAAGAGTTAATCTCGGTTTACGAACAACTGCTTGAGGCACGCCCAGAGATTGCCGAAACGATTGTAGAGCCGCATATAACTGTTAACATCGCACAACCAACAATTAACTGGGACTCCCTGTTAACTGACATTGATAGGGTTGAGCGATTGATGCGAGAGCATCAGGAAATGGACGACGAAGAAGTATTGTTGCTGCTATGAAACGAACTTATGTAATGGTTGACGGTGAGTTTGTCGAGCGCAAGCGTGACGCAAGCGGTCGGCATCACTACATCATGCCGGACATCGCGCCGTACAAGTCGATGATTGACGGGCGCATGATTACTTCCCGTTCGCAGCATCGTCTGCACCTCAAGGCTCACGGCTGCGTCGAGGTTGGCAACGAAGACCCGACAAAGTTCGTCAGCAAGCAAAAACCCAAGAACAATCGAGTGGATGTGCTGCGTCACCAGTTGTCGAGCATGACCCACTCGGATGCCAACAAGTTGTTGTCGCGGTTGCGCGATGAAGTCCGATTTACCCACGACCCCCACAGGAGACGGTAATGGAACAGGCCCCACAGGCAGAGACGCTTGACCGCAAGGAGTTGCTTGAACAGCAGTTTGAGCAGAGCGAACAAACCCCTTCACAGGGGCGGGACGAGCAAGGCCGCTTTGCGGAGGTTCAAGAGCAACCCGCAGAAGCCGCCGAAGAACCCCTGTGGCGCAAGCCGCCTGCCTCGTGGAAGAAGGAATATCACGAGCATTGGGCAAAGGCTGACCCCAAGATTCAAGAATACGCTTGGCAACGCGAAGAGCAGATGAAGCGCGGCGTAGAGCCGTTGCTCTCCAAGGCGCAGTTTGCCGATGCGATGAATCAGGCGCTGGAGCCGTACCTGCCGACCATTCAAGGGCTGGGTCTAAAGCCGGAGCAGGCGGTTGCCGCTCTCGCGCAGGCCGATTACACGCTGCGTAATAGCCCCCCGGCGCAGAAGATGCAGTACCTGACGCAATTGGCTGCGTCATACGGCATCAACCTTAACCAAGTTATGCAGGGTGGTCAGCAGACTGCCCAACCCTCCATCGACCCGATGGTGTATCAGTTGCAAAACGAACTGAACACCGTCCGTGGCGAGGTCATGGGGTGGAAGCAACAGCAGGAGATGGCTGAAAACCAGACCCTGCTAAACGAAATCAACAATTTCTCGATGACGGCTGAACACTTTGAAGAAGCGCGTCCAACGATGATTCAGTTGCTCCAATCTGGGGTGGCTGAAACGCTGGACGATGCTTACGAAAAGGCAATTAGGCTTGATTCGGATTTGTTTGACAAAGTGCAATCGGCCCGACAGGCAGAGGTTTCACAGCGTCAGGCAACAGAGAAGAACCGTGCGGTGAAAATTGCACGGGCTGCTGCGGTTAGCGTCAGAGGTTCCACACCCGGAACTAACACGGCTCCCAAGGCGCATAGTCGCCGCGCAATGTTGGAAGAAGCGTTTGAAGAATCCAACTCGCGGTTGTAACCAACTGATATAGGAGCATTGAAATGGCTTATGCCAATTCCAGTATCAGCGACATTATCGCTACTAACATTCAGAGCCGTAGCGGTGAACTCGCTGACAATGTCACGAACAACAATGCGTTGCTTCGTCGTCTCAAAGAAAGGGGCAATGTTAAGACCTTTTCGGGAGGAAATGTCATCCTCCAAGAAGTCATGTATAATGATGATACGACAAATAATACAAGTTCCTATTCTGGATACGAAGTATTGAATGTCGGCCAGAACTCGCCCATCTCTGCGGCGCAGTTCAGCATCACGCAGTACGCGAGTGCTGTGTCCATCTCGGGTCTGGAGATGATTCAGAACTCGGGTAAGGAAGCCATCATCGACCTGCTTGACGGTCGTATGGAGGTTGCCGAGGCGCAACTGGCGAACCGCATCAGCGGTGATTTGTACGGTGACGGCACCGGCAACGCGGGCAAGAACCTCACGGGTCTTGCTGCTGCTGTGCCTGATAGCCCGTCCACCGGCACCTATGGCGGCATCAACCGTGCGGTGTGGCCGTTCTGGCGTTCGGTGTCCTTCTCGGCCACCGGCGACGGCACGGGCGCTGTCACTAGCAGCAACATCCAAGGCTACATGGATTCGGTTGCGGTGCAGTTGATTCGTGGTACCGATAAGCCTGACCTCATCGTTGCGGACAACAACTACTATCGGCTGTACCTCCAGAGCCTTCAAGCCATCCAGCGCATCACGGACTCCGGTTCGGGCATGGCTGGTGCTGGCTTTGCCTCGCTGAAGTATTTCGGCGCTGGCATGGCTTCGGATGTGGTGCTCGATGGTGGTATTGGTTCGTCGTCGTACAACAGCGGCGCGGGCAATGCCAACCATATGTGGTTCCTCAACACCAAGTACCTGATGTTCCGCCCCCACAAGGACAGAAACTTTGTCCCGATTGGCGGCGACCGTCAGGCTGTCAACCAAGACGCTATCGTGAAACTGATTGGCTGGGCGGGTAACCTTACCTCGTCCGGCCCGCAGTTCTGCGGCGTGTTGATTAACTGATAGGGGATACGAAAATGACTGTTATTGTTAACGGGTTTGCGTACCCTGCTCTCGGTAATACCGACTCGACCGCTGCCATTAATACCGGCACGGTCGTGACGCTCGATGATGGTGGTTTGGCGGTGTATGTGCAGGCGGCTTCGGCCATCTCGCAGTACAACGCTGTCTGCATCCCTGCATCCAATGTCGTAACCAACGCGACGACGGCGCGTGTTGCTGATACCAAGCGTATCGGCTTCGCGCAGGTGTCGATTGCGTCCGGCTACTACGGCTGGGTGCAGTTGGGCGGCAAGGTGCGGGTGAATGTGTCGGCTTCCTGCCTCCCGGCGGTTGCCCTCTACACCACCAGCACCGAAGGCCGGTTGGATGATGCCACCGTGTCGGGCGCTCTGGTCGCTGGCGTGGTCACGGAAGTGACCGCCTCGGCTACCTCGGCTATGACTGCGGTTGCAGCGTTCACCATGGTTATCCCGGTTCCGTCTAACGCGACCCCGTAACCATGCAAAAACTGGAACTCACGGTGCAGGCGGCTGGCAAACCGGAGGAACTTTGTTCCAACATCCGCTCGTCGCTTGCCCGTGGGTTGCCAGAGTTGGCCCCCGCTCTCTGCACCCACGATGGAACATTCGTGTGTGTAGCGAGTGGGTGGTCAATGCCTAGTTTCGTTGAGGACATCCGGGCGCATCAGAAGGCCGGTCGTCCCATCGTCGCTGTAAAGGCCGCACACGACTTCCTGTGCGAGAACGGCATCGAGCCTGACCTGTGGGTTAACCTCGACCCCCGTGACCGCACAAGCGGTATACAGCGCCATAACGCGCACACCACCTACCTCGTTGCCTCCCGCTGCCCCCCGGTCACCTTCGACACGCTGAAAGAGCGCAAAGTCGTCCTGTGGCACTCATGGGCTGAAGGGCCGGAGATGAAGGCGCTGGGCGCTGGCAAGTTAGCGGTCGGCGGCGGCACCACCTCGGGGATGCGTGCCATCAACATCGGGTACCTGCTTGGCTTTCGCAACTTTGTGTTGTACGGGTACGACAGTTGCAATCGGGCTGACGGCATCAAGCG